ATGGTGCGCTTTATTGCGCTTGGTGCTTTTGGGTAATCTTTCATGGTGTTGTTTGTTTCGTTTGTTGATTAACTTGATGTAAAGTAAACACCGTTATAATTCATAACCTAATTAATTAGGTATTTTTTTATTAAATATTTTATACTCATATTTGAGGTATGGCAGGAAGAATAGGAAAATACAAACCAAAAACCCTCGAAATAGGCCAAAAAATGGCATTAGAGGGGTCGGCTAAAAAATACCCTTATCAATATGTTTCAGCTTTTCGGAAACGAAGCGGGTATAATTTACGAATTATAAAAGAAAAGAAAAGTTTTTTTGTTGAGCGTTTTTAAACCCTTGAGCGATGGCCTATTACAAAGAAATTGAAATTGAAATTTACTACATCCGTATAAAATAAAGTGGCTGAAGGGTTTCGATTCTGGTAAACCCTGGGCTTTCAATGATTACTACTATGAACGCAAATCTAAATTTCAAGAAGGCGGGTTTAAAATTTTAATAAAATATACTTCCACTGAACCATGATTGAAACACTGCTCTTCCTCGCCACATTATGAAACTATACTTTTTATATCCAGTTGAAAATTTACCAGATAATGATAACCCTTGGGAACCTTGGTTTGATAAGGCTTTTGGTTTTGTTGTGAGAGCAAAGAACAAAGATGAAGCAAGAAAATTTGCTAATGAAGAGGCTGGTGATGAAAATCGTGGAGAGTTCTTAAACAACAAAATTGCTGACACTGCGAGGGAATGAGCGGCCTTGCCAAGTGCCTTGCCTACCGGCCACCATTACGTATAGCTGTTGTTATGTGCAGTATTGCGGGCGCGGTGGGAAAAGCCGTGCGGTGGGCACAAAGGGATGTATTTGGCCTCCGTGCCTCCCTTTGTGTTCGGGGGGCAAGGAATTGCTTATAATGGATAGCGGGTTGGTGTCCGTGTGTGAGCGAACCCGAACTTTGATTGAAACACTGTAAAACTTAAATTTTTTAGAGCGATGGAAGAATTTGAAATTAATGGTATCAAATACCAAAAGAAACCAGAACCACAACGAAACCATAGACGCATGCCTCCAATGTTGATGGGTATGATGATGATGGCAGAAATGGCAATGCCAGGATACTATGGTGGCCCCAAAAAACAACGTGAATTACCACACGTAAACATTATTGAGGAATACGGATTGATTCAACAAAAGAAATCAAATCTATCAAGAAGTCAACGTGAATGGGTTGTCCGTACTTTTGAAAAGAATTTTATAATAGTCCCAAGCGCGGTGGAAAAAATTTAAGTTTTACTTCCACTGAACTATGATCGAAGCACTGAACGTCAACGCGAACACATGGCACCAACCCGCTGTTATAAGCTGCTAGCCGGGCGCGGTGGGGAATTGCCGTGAGCGTTGGACTTTGCGCAGCGCGGGGTTTGAGCGCGTTAAGGAAGGCAATTATTTGGGAGGCCAGTTGCTTATAATGTATCAAGTGTATGAGTAGTGCAAGCGGCTACTCCAAACGTAACTATGAAAAACAGTATTTAAAATAAAAACAGCGAAGCGTGGGATTGCATTTAAACAACATTTATCACATGGACAACCGTCAAGGGTTATCCGAATTGTCCGAGAAATCTGTTAACCTGATTATATCAGACCCTCCATACTTTGAAGTAAAGGGAGAATTTGATTTCGTGTGGAAGTCATTTGATGAATACCTGCAATTCATGGAAGACCAAGCGCGACTTTATAAACGTGTGCTGGCTGATAATGGGACTTTATTTGTTTACGGTGATAGAAAGAAAATTGCCTATGTACAGGTAATTTTTGATAAATACTTTAAGTTGGAAAATAGCATTTATTTGCAAAGCGCAACCAACTCAATGACTGAACAATGGGATACTCTTAGAAGTTTTTACGAGGTTGGATTTGAAAGATTATTGATGTACAGCAATGGAGAAGATGAAAAATGGTGGGAATTGCTTTACCATGATACTATGAGACAGGCGGTTAATAACGTACAAGTTTATTTGAATAGCCTTATTTCTGTTTCTGAATTGGCTGAAATTTTATTGAAGAATGGAAATTGTAAAAATTATGAAAGCGCAAAACAGAACGCAAACAACATTTTGAGCCAAAAAAGTCATAAGCCACAAATGATAACGGAAACTCAATATAACTGGATTGAAAAGAAAAAAGCTCCGTACTCACATTTGAAGGATTTATTTAAACAGGCTTATGATTTTCATAATGAACACCGATTAAAACAGGAACACAAAAGAAGGCCATTCAATAACTATTTGAAACTTCAAGACAGGTGGTATTTTACTAAAGGCAATGCAAATAATTTTGAACATGAAACAGTTAAAAGTGAAGAACAAACCAGAGCAATGATTTTAACCTGTTCACGGCCTAACGATATTGTTTGTGTTCCATTTGCCGGAAGTGGTACAGAGTGCGCAATGGCAGCAAAAGAGAAACGCCTATTTGTAGGATTTGAAACTAACTTAGACCATGTAATGACGGCACGTAAAAGAGTAGCTGACGTATTATCTCAACCAACTTTATTTTAGTTATGGACTCAATAAAAAAAACAATAGTTCAAAGATTCTATCAATTTATGATAGATAACAAAGACAAGGACTTAGAAAAGGATTTGCAGTTTTTTGACAATTGCTACTACACTTTTATACAAATGGAGGAATTTGAATTAAAGCAAGCCTTTATGAGTGGGATGTGGGCTAAGGATAAATGGGATAGAACTGGGATTGAGCAGACTTTTGAGGAATGGTATAATAAACAATACCCTGATGAATAAGGTGTCGAGTGTCGATGTGTCGAGTGGTGTCTTTTATCCCAAAGGCGGCCACAAGCCGCCAAGCGCGTGGGGCTGTTTTTATTTTAAATACTTCCACTAAACGAACCTATGAAATACAATCTTTCCAGCCGCTTGCATTACTCATACACGGTGTTATGTGCTGTACTTTGCAGTGCGGCTGGCACAGGGGCATGTCTTTGGCCTCCGCGCCTGCCCCTGTGTTCGTGGGGCAAAGTATTGCACATAACAACGAAATATAAGACACTCCCCAAAGGCTAGCCGTTTTAAAACGGCTATTTCCAAAGTAACCGGCTTAATATTGCGCCCAATACAAATCCAAAAATCAAGAATCCAATACCGAATGACCAATATTCAAAATTAGTCTTTCCGGCCTTGATCGTCTTTGTTTTGGTAATGTAAACCGTCTGCCTAACGATTATAGGCTTTGGACTTACCACTTGATTAATGTAAATCTTCTTATCCCGTACTAATATTTTCGTTTCGATGTTGTTCTTTGTGAACGTGATCGTATCGTGCTGTAAGCTTACAACGGTGTCCATCATAATAACGGGGACTTCTACTACGACATCTTGGAAGACTGAATCTACCTTGTTTGTAACTATCGCCCCTTTGGCTATGGCTCTACGTTCTAATTCTTGGGACCTCTTAAGCAACGCTGCCGGTCCACAACTTGAAAGGATAGCTATTAAGGATATGTAAAAGAGGTATTTCACTTTCCAAGTAAATATTTTTCGTCACGTATTTCAATAAATGCCTTTCCCTTTTCGGATAGGTGTTCGTATACTGCCTCGTAGAATCGTTTAAAAGCTATTGTAGAGCTTTTTATTTCGCCCTCGGTTGTTGTGTTGTTGTCCACTGAATCGCCTAACAGAACGCAACCATCGGTATCTAAATCGGTGTTTCCTATGTGAATGTATACGCCTTTAAAGTTAGGTACTTTGGTGATCTCAATATGAAATTTGAACCACGGATACTTTGCTCGATATTTTAAGGTAAGTGGAGTTTCAGCTTCCATTAGCCCCAACTCATAGAACCCTGCCGGAATACGGGTTTCGCCTCCTACCTTTATATCCCTCCGTTCATCTTCTAAAGTGAACGCCTGGAGAACTAACTTTTCTTCAGTACCGTAAACGATCTTTTTAAAAAGTGCGCCTATGGTTGACTTCTTATTGTCGTTTAATCTTTGAAGTATAAAGTCCATCATTGCATTGCTTTAATCTGCTCCAATTTACTCAAAATATTGTCAAGAGTTTCTTTGCTCTTGTCCTTTCGGTCATCAATGATGGCTACTTTTGTTTCCACAACTCCCAACCTTTCCCCGTGGTCTTCCTGTGTTTTCTCTATTCGGTTCAATATCCTGACAAGCAACGCTCCGAGGATTACTAATATGACAGCTATGACCCAATTGGCAAGCTGTGCGTCATTGATTACTTGTAGAATTATTCCCATTACTTAATTGTCGTTTCGGTTGTTGTTTCTGTCGTTACCTGTAGAGTTTCGGGGTTGCCTTTCCTGTTCCACATATTGCCTATCCATTCCAATCCCCAACGGCCAAAGACTCCAACAATGACAGATCCGCCCATAAATATAAGCGTGTGAACGGGAATGTCGTAATGAAACGCCACGGAATACATGACCACGGGAGGAATTAAAATACCCACAATGAAAAGTAAAACCTCTGTGCCCTCAAACTTTCCGTTGATCCCTTTAAGACCTTCAATAATATCCTTCCTGTATATCCACAAAGCAAGCCATGAACCATAAGTCACAACCGACCAAATGATAATAGCACTGAGCATATAGGGTTGCTCCGCTAAGTACTTAAGATAAGATGTTATTAATCTTTCTATCATATGTGATGTTATCAGATAGAAGGTGAAATTATACTCGCTGCCAACACGGCCATTTTTTGCGCTCCGGTGTCATTAGGGTGGAGTGAATCTGCAAAATCAGTACCGCTCCAAGTCCCCAAACTTGTACTTGCATCATAATCTACAACGGTGTAACTCATTCCCGCTGCATTGTCCCGTATGGTAGTGTTGAAGGTTGCCCGCTCTGTTTGTTGTGGGGCTGTTAATGTACTTCCATCTATCACCGTACCAACAAATATTTTAGTAACTCCCAATGATTGCACGTATGTAATGATCGCGGATAAACTTGTCCAACACGTAGCGGCTGATACGCCTACACGTAACTGATTGATACCTCCAAGAATGTGGAAGCAACTTGTACTATCTAAACGCGAAGGATATTTTGTGGCTGCATTAGCTAACATGGTATCTAATCCCTGTCCACCTACTCCAATATTTAGTTGAGCAGATTTTAAATTCATCTGCTTTTGAGTTCTGCTTGGGAAGCTGCCGGTTGTTGTGCCTGTGCCTAATGTAATCGAATCCCCTTCCCATAGTATTTCTGTCCATCCACGCCCTAACGCAGTGAGTAAAGTTCTAAAGGCTGTGTTAATAGAAACCATGTTTGCAGTATCAAACTTTGTTCCGAAAGAGTAATGCCATACGTTACCATTAAACCAGTAAAAAGGATTGTTTGTACCGTAAACAGTTATCGCATTAGCATTTGAAAAAGCACTGTGAGCCGATGTGTTGGTGATTACGTTTATCCCTCTGAAATAACTCCTGTAATTATTAGCGGCAATGGCATTATAAATCATTACACCGCTATTCCCTGCGGATGCATCCATCGTCATTGAGATTGAATTGGATGTTTGCGTCATCCCCAAAGTCCCCTGAATCCAACGCACATCAAACCCCGCATTGTTTCCGGCACTTAATAATGTAGGTAGTCCGCCTGTAGTTGTAGATGGTGAAGCCTGATTGTATGAAAGTGAATTGTGATAATCTGAATGACTCAGATCATTAGGAGTCATATCGGTAGTAAGTAGCTTTGAGGTGTTATTTCCTTGCAGGGAATTCGCTAAAGTATAATCGCCAAATACAAAATTGCTATTGGTTAAACTTGCCAGCTTTCCAGCCGGATACTTTGCCTTGACTAAAGCGGGCGCAAGTAATGAGGCGTGTGTATTATGTATAGGCAACCAAAGTTCTAAGATAGAAGCCCATTCAGTTGATCCGCTTAGGCTGTTATTTAGAGCCTTCATGGTTACTACAAAATCATTGTAGGCTGTTTTGTTTGATGCTGAAATAGTACCACCTGCCGCCTCAACACGATCGAAGTAGGCTTGTGCATCAGCGTCAACCGATGCGCCCCCATTCAAAAACCAATATGCCTTTTTTATGTTCATTTCTTCATGTCTTTAATTCTACTCCCCGCACTTGAACCGTAATAGTATCCTACAACCGCCAACACCATACCCTCAAGTATTCCCATAGCGTTAATTAAAAGATGTTCTGATCCTTCCGGTAATGGCCTTGTAGCTACAAACCAAACAGTGACCATAAAAGAACCCATCACAAGAATGCCGATGGCCATTTGCATGTAATCTATATGACCAGTAGACTTCACAAAATCCGCTTCCCTTGCCCTCGCATTTTGCGTATCCGCTAAGTAGGCTTTTTCTAATTCGTTGGCCTGACTTATCAACGCTTCCATGTTGCGGTTTATCTCCTGAGTGATGGCAAGTTTAGCGGCCTCCTTTTCTTCCTTGTTTGTGAAGTTCTTGTCAAATGCATCCCCAACGGCATTTACAATTTTCTCCGCTCCCGCGCTGAATATTCCTTTTAGATTTAAGCTCATACTTCTTGATTTGAAGGGAAAACGTCATACTTATTATCAGTAGAATTATAGACAGAAACGAAATAAATCGTTTTACTTATCACCGTTGTAGTGGGTAGTGCTGATCCTATCGCTCTATAAATTGCGTTGAAAGTTATTGCCCTTGCTGTTCCATTGTCAGTAATACGAAATACAAAAGCGTTGCCGTTGCTCGGTGTTCCTGTTGGTGCTGCAATGTCCAACGCTGCCGCTTGTGCCGTGATCTCGGCCATGTCGTAACTATCAACGTTTGGCGTTAGTGTGGCTGTGGATGCTATGGATTGTACGCGGGTGTTATTGTTTCCGTAATCAGTAACGGTAACGCTTACAGTATCAGTTCCATCATAAATGGTTATTGAATCCGTTGCCTCACTGGATACCCCGTCAAACTTTCCATTGTGAAAAATCCCATCACATGTAAACCAATTTCTTTCATTGGATGAATTGGTTACAACGAATTCTACAAAGTAAGTAGCATCCCGAAACGTAGCGGCCTGTGCCTTTGTAAGCCATACCTCAATCTCATTATCAGTACGTGTAAATCCTGATCCGCTTGTTAGCTGTAAAAAATTACTTGACTCCCCCTCCCTGATCTTGAAATTAATAACAATGGTATAGCCGGTGAAGTTAAAAGCTCCGCCTCCTGAATCAAAAAACCGAAACGTCTTTCTGTTGTCTCGGTTGATTCTGAAATACCATTTTATTTCCCTCGAAGGGTCTGAGGTAATCGTTATCATCCTAAAGTAAATTTCTGTCCGGCCTGTGAAGCATCTGCCCAAAGATTTCTAAATCCATTCTGAATGCCACAAATCAAAACTTTCTTATCAGCCGCGATAGCTGATTGACCAGCACCAGGAGCCTCACCAATAGAGAATTGAATTGTTCCGGCATTGGATGAGCTTGTAGTTATCGGGCAATCAAATGAAGGCTTACTGATATACGCATAGGTTTCATCTATTACATATTCCGTTGCCGTTGTTCCAATTGTCACCTCTTCGCCTATTTTAATTGTCGTTGCCATATAAAATAATTTTAAGAATAATAAACTCCGTTGTACCATCCAAAAGGTCTTCTGTTACCCCCTGATGATGAATGAAAACTAAACCCCGTCCGATTTCCCGACTCCATTGGCATAGTATTATAAAGCGGATACGTTGTAACGTTGTTACTCAAAAACTTGATAACATCTGCCTGATATTTTACTGCATCTGCCCTCAATGTGTCAACCGTATATTTAATCTGCGATTGATCTACTGGTGTGCTTTGCGGATTTACTTTTGATACCACTCCGTACCGAGTAACATTTATTTGATTCATAGGAATAAACCTTGCCAACGTGTAACTACAAAGCATTGGTTTTATTCCAGGGTATTCAATTGTCTGATTCCCGTATGTGTAGGTAGTGCCATTCAGTAAATTTTGATACGCTGAATACATAGCATCTCCTGAAGTGTTAAACTTTGTCAGAAAATCATAGTACAAAGCATCGTTTAAGATAGGGCGTAAATCCAAATCCTGCGCTTTAATGATGTGAGGATCGAAACGGCCTTGCGGAATGTCTGCCATCGCAAAGAATTTCATCACATCGTCCTGTGTTATAAGATATGCCTCAACCATTAGTTCCTAAACTTTGGGTTTCGATCATGTACTTTTGAGGGATTATCGAATAGTCATCGGTAACAGGAGCTTGCCAATGTGTAAAAATCTTCTTTGCAATGCGCTGCGCAATGTTTCTCGTGTTTCTTGTCAAGGAATTATAATAGATATACGCATCTTCAATCTGTTGTTTATTGAACATTCCATTTTCGGGAAGTTCTCCAATGATTTCCGGTGGCATTCCAAAGGCTGTGCGTATCGCATTACGAACCCGCTTGTCTACGTTCACATGAAGACCGTCTGTGTTCTGCATTTGGAGGGGTACAATGATCTTACTGGCATCAATCGGTTCCCCACCCGTCTGCTCCATAACCAGTACTGACCCTGCACCCCCTCCAACTGTAGTGAAGTCTTGTAACTTCTCATCAAATGCTCTTCTTTCTGGATCACTTTCCATCTTAGGAACGATCATGGCATGACCTCCCCTGAATCCGTTTTGCTCCATTGACAAATCAAACGTTCCTATGTGGGCTTGTGTTTGTGCCTGATCAAATACAGTGTCGAAAGTAGCTTTAGGATATTGACCCTCTTCAGGTGTCCAGTAGAATATTTGGCCTTTGTAATTAAGGATACCTCCAGCCATTTCAATTTCTGCCTTTACTACTTCAGGATCAGGATTGAAAACGTTGTAATCCACTATCTCCATGACGGAGGTAGGATTTTTATAAGGATTATTTTCCCAATTGTTACAGTACTTTATGCAATAGAAATCACCTTCATTATCAGGGATTCCAAAACGGTTGAATTCAAAATCAATGATCTTAGTGCTGTTGACTTTGTAATTCAGATTGTACCCTACATGGATAAAAACACCGTTAGCCCAAGACAAAGATTTTGCAAGATGATCTAACCAGTCATTGGCAGTGTGTCCCTTTCGGTTGACTGTCATTCCGGCAAACAAAGGATTAGTAAATCCTTCACCATTGATAAACTCGGAATAGCGATCACAAGCAGACTTCAGCGTGTAGCTTCTGTCTCTTGTTTCTTTGGCTCTTTGAGGATATAGGTTGTCTGTATCGAATCCCTGAATCTGGTATCTTCTATCAATCCAGGTGGGGACGCGATTTATTAATGGCTCGTATTTGTAACCATATATCATTCAAGGACGAAAAGTTTTTGCATTTTGGCCTCGATGTTGAAAGTAGGATTGTCCTCTTTCATTTTATTCCAGAAAGCAAATAGTGTCTCTTGGGCTTCCATATCCCATGACACGTTATCTTTCGATTCCCATTCTACTTTGTTCTCACGAACGTATGGAACTAATACACTGCGAACTTTTAAACGATGAAGCTTAAACAATTCCTCCTGAACTTTTGGAAGTTCTTCTGACTGATTTTCGTCAGTTTCTTTTTTACTCTTTGCCATCTGCTAATGTGGGTTTAGTTTTAGATGTTTCTTTTTTTACTTTCGGTTCCTCGTCTACTTCACGAAATTGCGATGCTAAGTTAGGATTTTCTTTCACTAATTCAGCATAAAGTTCGTTAGTTAAATTACCATCATGCACATCACCGTATTTAGCGGTTTTGATGTTTGCTCCTACTTCTTTGGTTCTGTATCTCTTTGCCATTGTTTAAGAAACGGTTACGATTATTGTTGAATCTACATACCCCTTTGAAGTTGTTACTCTTAAGTTATACGTACCGGCCGCCAAAGCCACTGAACTAAATGTAATTGATGTTGCCGAAGCTACCGTTACCGATGTTTGAGTAGTCAGCGCACCCGTAGCGCGATTCTTCCACTGTACAGAACTTACATCTGGCTGTGATCCCGATCCGTAGAAGTTAGTGCCTGTTATTGTCTCCGCATCACCTCCGGCTGTGCTGATTGCAAGGTCAGATATAACGGTGATTGTAGGTAAGAACAATAGAGCCGCTATGGCTGTTACTGTTCCGGAATAGCTTGTCGCTAAAAATGTAGCCGGTAGTTCTATCTCAAGTTCGTTATCTAACGTCTCAAGTAATAGGTTATATGCAGATGAATTTTCCTGAAGGTCACGAACCTTTTGAGGCTTCATAACAAGGCCGGAACCTAATCCATAAAGCTCAAAGCTATCTGAGTTCTTGCCGTTGTTTTCAATCAAAGCAATATAACGACCGTTTTTCATTGTGTCGATATTGTTCTTTTGAAGTTGCGTGTTTTCGAATATCAGGAAGTTAGCTCTGTGCTTCCAAAGAGTTTGTGAACTTGCTGAATCAACCGCATCAACTGAAGGCTTAAGGGATACTTTGTATCCTTCGAACACATAGCCGGACGCCCCCGATGCTAGCGTTATAGCTGTGATTAAATTTGGAGTTGAACCTGATTCAGTAACGGTAACATCTGCATAGTTAAAAAGTATTAACCTAGAGTCTCCACCGATACCGCCCTGTAGAGTTGTTCCGCAAATCCTAAATGAACCTATTTGTAATGCTCCACAATTTGCCATAATGTTATGCGCTTATTTCTCTACCTGTGATACAGATTGATGTTCCGTTAAAAAATCCTCTTGCCGTTGCTGTCTTGTTGGCCGGGATCGTAATTGTTCCACTCGAAAGAATGTTTGTTCCGAATGTAACTATCCTTTGCGTTCCATCTGTTGAGAAATGGAATACAAACTCATCACCTACCAAATGCTTTGTTACTGCTGTCGCGTTCAATGTTAATGCTCCAGTCAATTGACCAGGACTAACAATGTGACGCTTTGCTGATTGGTCTGTAACCTCTATGGCTGCGGCATACGCTGTGCTTTCGGTTGTCTCGCCTCTTCCCTCACAGATAACCGAAGTTATGCGTAGCGATGCTCCGTCAAATACCGTTTCTACTGTCGCGTTTGAACTTATTGGAACCGTAAGGGTTGACCCCACGACTCCAAAAGCCGCTACGTTTATAAAACCAGTACCGAAGGTAACCACTCTCGCGGTAGTGTCAGCCGTGAAATGAAAGAACACCTTTTGAAACTGCAATAGCTTGGTAAGCGTTGCGTTAATTGTCATCGCTCCTGTTAGAGCGGCATAACAAATATGCAAATCGTTTCCCTCCGGTGCAGCCGGTGTAAGTGTAGAGGTAGACGCATAAGCCTGAGCCTGTGCGCTAACCCCTTGAAATCTTGTGATTGCGCTAATTACTGCCATATCTTATGCGTAAATTTCTCTTGCGTAAATACAGATACTTGTTCCGTCATAGATGCCTCTGCATCTCGCTCCCTTGTCTGCTGGAATTGTTACGGTACCAGATGCTTTAAAGCCGGTTCCAAAAGTTACAATTCTTTGCGTTCCGTCAACTTCAAATACAAAGAGAACTTCATCCCATTGGGTTAAGTTTGCTAGTGTAGTCGCTGCGTTGATTGTCATTGCGCCAGTTAATTGAGCGTAATTGAAAACCTGAAGAACCGCACCCGTTGCGAACAACGGGATGCTTGTAGCCTCGTATGCTTGTGAAACAGATTTCAGGCCTTTGCTTGCGTAGGAGTTGTTGTCCTTTGCTGCGTTACCTACTGTTGATGTGATTGCTGTTGCCATTTCGTTATATGGTTTTTAAAATTAAGAACCTGCGTAATAAATTGATTCGCTATCCAATGAGAAATTTGCATCGAATTTGAACTTAGCCAATAGGAAGAAATGCTCTCCCTCAGGACGTAATCTTTCGATCTTGAAATTGTCCATGTCGTTGCTCTTTTCTGTTGCTGCGTACAAGCAAGAATCAGTTCCGGTTGTGGCAATACATCCTATAATCTTGTTCGCTGGGAACTGGCTATAGTGACGGATTTTCTTTGTTCCATAAACTTCATCTGCTGCCCCGTAAGTAGGCGAACCCTTTACAGTCAATGCGCGATCTGCTGCCTGATACAATCTGAATGTAGCTGTACTCATGTGTAGCACAAAATCAGGATCATCAAATAACGCATCTGGAATAGCCTGTAAACAAGCCTCCAAGATTGAAATGATATTCGCCTGAGTGATTACGCCTTGATTTGTTACATCAATGTTTGTTGAAGACGCTGCCGCTCTGGTTGCATAACCATTGAAGAAACTCAACGGGTTAGTGCTTGCCAAAGTGGTGTCACCTTGCCACATCAATTTACCCATTTGCTTCTGAGCCTGTTTCAGAACTACGTCCGCAAACACCTTTTGAATGTTTGGATCAAGTACCTTGTCAGGTAAAGAGCCTTTAGGCTGGAATGGTCTCCACACCGCTTCAAACACACGCGGATTGATGTCTGGAATGTAGATCATCATTTCTGCTGGTGTCAGCGTTGCCTCGCTCCATGTTACCGTTGCTGACTTTGTAGTCGGCATGGCTTCGCGGGCAATGATCGGGTTCGCTGAACTCGTCATTTTAGCGATATTCATTTTGTAAGGCACATCTGGGATGACGTACACACTACCTTTATCAACCGCCTCGTTACCTACTACCGCTTCGGTAATGATGTAATCAAGAACGTCCCCTACGTAATTGCTTGTGATTGCTGGTGATGCCATTGTTTAAACTTTATTTTGTGATTTTTTTCTTGCTTCCTCTTTCTCTCTCATCCTTTCTGTAATGCTTTTGAAAGGAGTTTCTTTCTTGTCTACATTCAAAGCGTAAACTGTTGATGCTGGTTTTGGTGTGTGAACACTTCCTATTTCTTTTCTAAGACCCGCAATGGTTGTTTCCATTTCTGTCTTTACTTTTTCTACGGATGCCACTACTGCGCCCTTGTTTGATTCAATGAATTCACTGAATAACTCAGTAAGTTTTCCTACGTTGGCTTCAATTTCTCCAACCTTTACCGCCAATGCTGGATCGGCTACGGCCTTGTCATCAACCTTTGGCATGTGCTTACCGGCTTTACCTTCTTCAGCTACATTCAAGGTGCTACCATCTGTAAGTGGATAATCTCCAACTGGAGCCGGTGCGCCATCGAGCATCAAATTAGAACCTTCAAGGCTCATCATGTCTGCTGCATCGCTTACAAGTTCGCGACCGTCTGCAAGCGTTAGTTTTACTTCCGCTTTATCTTCGACCTTTCCGGTAATAGCTGCCCTGATAGCTGCCACCCTTTGATCGAAGGTCAATTTCTTATCTGTTACTTTTGCCATAACTGGTGTTTGTGTTAATGATGTTGCAAATTTTAAATCTATTGAGTGTTGAGCGTCAATATTTGTTTCCGCGTCCATGAGTGGACCGATAGCCTCCTCAGTAAGTCCGGTAATCTTCATATAGAATTTACGGAGTGCTGATTCTTTTTGAAGTAATCCCTCTAAACGAGCGGCCTGATACTTTGCATCGCCTGGCCCTGGGTTGTTCCAAGGATTATGAATAATAAAATCAAACATCGGGTTACGTTTCCGATCCTGACCTACCATGAAAATCTTAGTGTCTATCGATCCAAGTAGTCCTACCTGAACCGTGTTGACTGTGTACTTGGATTTTAGTGAATCAAGGTAATCATAAATCGCATCTCCTACGTCTACGTTTCCGCCCGGGCCTTTTATTCTAACCTCAAGAGTATCAATGCCTTCAGGTAGTTTTGATACCTGACTTATGACATCAATGAGTTCAACGCCACGAACATCTACTCCGTTTTCGTCAACGTATGAGCCAATTTCTTCACTCTTGCCTTGCTCTGGAATGTAGATTATCCCTGTGTTCATGCAATAAAATTGCAAAGGGATTGTAGAAAAAGTGCTACACGAAAAATTAAACTACTTCATGAACTTGATTGCAGACCACACCGTAGTAGTGCAAACGCCACATTTATCAGATACTAATTCTACGGCCTGACGTTTGCTTACACCCGTTTTTGTGAGTGCCAAAACTTCGGAATGGTATTCGGGGTAAACAAAAACTTTATTACTTACTACTCCTTTGTTAGTGATGTCTAACTTTTTACCGTTGTTGTAGTAGGCTATTATTTTCATAGGGTAGCGGCTTCGGTTATTTCTGCTCTTTGTTGTTGTAGTCTGTCAACGTCTTCTATTACTACGGCTGTTCTCGGAATCATTTTTATAGAATCAATCATGCGATTCATCAAACGCTCTGAGTTTAATTGACCTGATATGTAGCTGGTTTGAAATGGTGCGCTTGGTTGTGTTGTAAGTGTTCCGCCTCCAGCCATTGCAATGAGGTTTCCGTTGTTGCTTACTTTGGTTTTGCCTCGACCGCTCAAAGGTTCAACGGTCACACGCTCAACGCCTCCAGGATTATCACCGACCATCAACAACGTTGGCCCTTTGGTTAAGAAGTTACCACCTCCCGCTGCTGCGCCTCCAAAAGATACGCCATTGATTCGTGCTACGGCTCCGAGTCCTGTAGCTATTGTTGTGGCAATCTGTGAAGCCCTGGCAATTGAAGCGAACGGCTCAACAAATGGAGCGGTCGGACTTTTAAGAATCTCCGTTACCCCTTGAAATGTATTTGCAATGGCAAGGCCAGAAGACAAAGCCCTACTTCTAACACCGAAGGCATTCATTAACCCGCCAATGCCATTCAATACGGATTTAGTAGCCGCAAATTTCTGTTGCTCTAAAGTCATGTAGTTGTCAGCTACATATTGAGCATTAGCAACCTTTCCATCTGTTACCTGCTTATCAATTGACATAGATGCCTGAGCAAACATCTTGTCGGTATTGAGTTGATCGTTTTGTATTGATGCTCTACCGCTTGCAAAAGCCTCAAGGCCCTCTAAGGTTGTGGAGTTTGCTGTCGGTGTGCTGGATGCTCTTTGGTCTGCATCGGCTTGAGCCTTTTTAGTTTTTCCTATTTCTGTTTCAAGTGCAAGAATCCCGCGCAATGCCTCAGTATGCTGACCGCTTGCCTCCTCTCGCTTGTCGGCTATTTCAAATTCAATTTCCTTAACTAACTTTTGCGCTTCAAGATCATCCTGATTCAAAGCTAATATAGCTTTTGCTTGCTCTAATCTGCGTTCTTGAAATCCAACTAAAGCCGCCTCTCGTTCGGTAATAAATACCTGAACATCATTAGCCGCTTTTAATCTTTCTGCATAGGATTTTGTACTGTCATCCCTTACCCTACGAAGTTCTTCAGCTACCCTTAATGCATCTTTTGCCTTTGCATTAACCTCAAACTGCTCAACTTCTAAGGCTCTTAGTGCGTTGGTTGAGTCAGATGCCATCTTTGCTATCGCTCCAACTGCCGCACCAAATGCAAATGCATTAAAATATTCCGCAAAGGTTGACAGTAACCCGCCTCCCTTTCCGTCTGCCCCTAGTGATTTAGCTAATTGATTATTGACCAATCCAAAAGCAAATGATAGTTGATTACTTGCGCTTTCTAAATCTCTGGCTCCGGCTGCTGACTTTGCATAAGCTGCTGATAACGCACCGACAATTGCAACCCCTGCCGTGATTACCCCTTGTGGTCCGGTCAGTCCTGATACTTTTGTAGTAAGATCACCGACTGAAACCCCAGCTACATTTATTTGCTTTGATGCCTCAACGATGTCGGCTTTGTAGGAACCAATATTTAACCTTTGCTTTTCAAGTGCTGATGAGTTCTCTTTGATAAGTTTGTTATTCTTATCAAGCTCTGAATTTATTTCAGCTATCCTTTTCTTTCCCTCAACGCTTTCAATATTAACTTTCTTGCGCTCATTACGTAGGTCGGTGTTTGCCTTTGTTAATGATTCAATTGTGGTGGTTAGCTTTTGAGTGTCCTTAATTGCTTCACTCTCATCAATCTCAACCTTGTAAATAACTTTCTTTTCTTCGTCTGCCATCGCTCTACACTTTAAAAAGTTCTACTTTTGTTGGTCTACCCGCTACAAATGTTTTTATCTCGTTCACTAAAAAATAATCCCCACTATCAAATATAGGAACAAAGAAACTAAATTGAGATATGTCCATTTCTGTTAAAAAATATTCACGGGTTACGATCTTAGCCTTTTGTAATGACTCTATGAGTAACGGATAATTGTTATCTATATCTTCCTGCCATTGTAAACTTAAATCTTGGTTCGGGTCTTCAAAGTAAGCCACCAGGTAATCAGTATAAGGATTCCCGTCAGGGAATGTTACCGATGGTTCATAGCTATAAGGATCGCGAACTAAAAGAAGTTTATTTCCAGTTGATAGTTCAAAAGATTTGTAAACCCCTAATGTTGTGTTTTCATAAAGAGGAACCGAGGCCAGTAGAATATCAGATTTTATTTCTGCACCTGTATTATCAAAAGGACTTGTGTAAATAGTTTTTTCTAGCTGTGAGTTTAGATTCGCTATACTAAAAAACCCTTCACCGAAAGCCTCATTAACATCGTCATCGCTATTTGTGTATTCAAAGTAATTACTTTGCGCATAGTCAAGCGTTGTAAATCCTAGTTCGTCATCACTTACTATTCGTTTCGCTGTCCAATCAACTGCGTTACCTCTATCCGCAATAATGTCATCAAACTTTTTAGCGTAAACAACCGCATCCCGTTCCTCGAAAACTAACCCGTAACGGATAGCTACCTCTTTAATCAGGTCTACCTGAGTCATGTTTGGTAGTAATTCATTGTAATAAACATACCTCGCCCCCGCATCATTTTGTGAAGCAAATCGACCATTAGGAATAATCGACAATGAACCCGATGTAATAGTTACCGTTGGCGCACCGCTTGCAATGTTGATGTATAGTGATAATGACGGTCTTCCCCCTGATGGATTTGTTAATACCTGCCATTCATTTTCATTGTTAATATCGGTTTCAAATGTATGGACTCCCGTTCCAACGCCATTGACGTCAAGTGATCCACCCCCGTAGGTTGGTGTAGATATTCCGATGTTTACAGTGCCTCCAGTTACGGTTATGTTCAGGGTAAATTTATAGTTGAGGGTTATTAAATTCGCTGTCGCTGGAGCGTTTGGATCATTGCAAAGAACTTCGTTAGTACTCCAATAGCAGAGCGGGTTTGTTCCTGTTTTGTATAGCCCATTAAAATCCACTTTTAATCCATCACCCCCAGGTACTAACGTTGGTCCTTGTGTTGCTGACACGTAAACATCAATTCTCCTTTTCTCAATAAATGACGGTTGGTATTTGCCATTATTCCCAATGCATGAAACGATTAGTTTTAAATACTTCTCATCCGAAAATACCGATCCTGATTTTGTAAAACCGGCCTGACTGAATATCAAATCAATTATTGAATGAAGATAAATAAATCCAAGATCAACGAGTATATCCGATGGTCCTGTTTCTGTGCCGTAATACGCAACAGGGAAAACTAGTCCGGTTGTAACATTGCGATTTGAAACCATGACGTTAAATCCCCCCTGATCTAAAAAAACTAAGTCGCTAAGTTTTTGATTTCCTAACGTCTCAAAGAAGTTTTTAGCCCCTGAAAAGATCGCTAAATTATAGTCGCTGTTTACGCTTCGAATACTATTTATACCGTTTGAAACAGTTTCAATACCGTTAATGGAAATTGTTGCCGTTTGTGTTTCGTAAGGTATCGAAGTATCTGAAGATATATTACCGCAGTTCTCAAAAATCCTGTCATTGGTCGGTGTCTTTGGAACCCTGAAACCGTTTGTAAAGTTGAATTTTCTGCTTGTTAAATCTCCAATGGCAAACGATTTTAAGCTCTGAGCCACTACGGTATCAGGGTATAAATCTAAGTTTTCGCCACCTATGGAAATTATAGTATTGTTCATAGTGTCTGCATCATTTCAGGGTATTC